GACGCCATCCACTTGCAGCGGGGTATTCTTGGCGAAATCCTTGATCCACTCGATGGCGCGCTGGCCGCCTTCGAGCGAGCCCATCAGCGCGTTGACGCGTACCTCCAGCGTTTCAAATCGCGCGCCGGTGTCGATGATGGATTGGAACCCCTGGCGCAGCTTGTTGAAACCCACGGCGGCGAGGAACCAGCCGGCCATTTTGTGCCCGGCGTTCCTGAACGATTCGCTCAGCGTGTTGACTTTGGCGGTGGCGTCGGCCGCGCCGCGCCGCACCTCGGTGGTGGGGTCGCCGAATTTTTCCTTGGTTTGATTGCGGGTCTCGGTGAGGCGTTGCTTGAGGCCGTTCATGCGGCCTTCGGTCTCGCCCACGGCCTGCCTGACCTGGGCCTGGCTCAGCGCCAGCTTCTGGCTGCTGATCCCGGCGGCGGACATCTCACCGCGCAGCTTTTGCAGGGCCAGCAACTGGCGCTGCTCCTGGTCGGCAAGCTTTTGGGTCTCCTTCCGCGCGTTCTCAAATTCGCGGGTGAGGCCTTTGCTGGGGGTTTCGGTGGCCTTGATCTCGCGGCCAAGGGCGGCGGTGCGCGCGCGCGAGACTTCCAGCTGATCCGCCGTGTCTTTTACGGCGGTTTTGAGATTGACGAATTGATCGATGATGCGCTGTTTATTGCCGAGATCGGCCAGCTCTTTACCGAGCACCGCGGCCATCTCGCCCGCGCCCTGGCTCTCCCCGCCCAGATCCTTGATTTCGTCGATGAGCGCGCCGATACTGGCGAGGCCATCGACGATGGCCTGTATCCGTAACGAGACTGAGAGTTCCGACATATGTTCCGTTTCCTGAGCGCGTGGCTGTGGATTGGTCTGTTTTTCTGGATCAGCGGGGGGCTCAATGCATCCACCTGGTATTGGATGGTGCTGGTCCCCGCCGTGTCCTATTTCATCTGGGGCATCCTGCGGGCGGGTTGGTGGTTGCTCAACCCGCCGCAGTCACGCCAGTAATTACGCAGCCCTCGCCATTTTGATTTTCGCGTACTGGCTGATGCCGGTGCCGGTAATCGTTTCGTCTTTCAGCAACTCGCCGGACAACTCCTGCGATGCGAATTCATCGCCAATCAGCCCGATCGATGCAGCCGGCGAGAATTTGGAGCGGTGACCGGTAACCACGACAGCCGCGCCGCTTGCCGCTTCATTGAGTCCGTCGAACACAAGGCGATATTCCGCGGCCGCCACAGTGAGTGCTTCGATTTCATCGCTCACAAGTTTTGTATAGTCACAATGGACAGTGCTGCCGGGGGTGATAGCGCCGCCGCTGGTGGGGATGATGCCCGCGCGCGTGACGACATAATCATCACCCTCGTCGTAGGTGGTGGTGCCGGCGGTATTGGTTATATTGATTGGTTCATTAGGGTCGGGCAAAAAGTCGAAGACGATTAGCGCACCGCTGTAAGCGACGTGCGGTTCATTGGCCACTGCGCCGGCGGAGATCGCAGTGGTACCGCCGCGCAAGGCGATGGAGAGATTGTCAGGCGACAAATCGTGCGCAGTGATAGCCATGGTGACGCCCACGATGCGCGAAATCGAGTTCGCTTTGCCGCCGCCAGGATTCTGATAGTCCGGCAAGTCCTTCTTCTCTTCCTGCACGCCGAGTTCGAGTTTCGAGCAGTTACCGATAGGCATTAAGCCCGCGGCGACGCCGCGCTTTTGCAAATAGATTTTTCCCTTACCGATGTACGAATAAACAGGCATGACTTTTCTCCTCTTTGTTTACGCTGTGCCGAACGAATAGTTGGTGGTGAAATTTAACTGGAACTCGACATAACCCGGATTGACTATCGGCTCGGGTCTGCCTGCGTAGCTCAACGGTCTGAACACTTTTTCATCGATGACCAGGCCACTGAGCAACTGCACAATCTGACTCATCAATGCGCCTGCCTCCTGATAAGTTGTGTCGCGTTTCTCATCGTTCGACACCAACTTCTGGATCACGACCACGCGCCACTCCTGCAATTCTTTGTATCGCGTGCCGTCATGGTTTGAGATGGTCTTGCCGTCGCCTGGGTGCACGATGATCGATGGGCACAACGTGCCCATATCAATGGTGCCCGCGATGGCGGCGCTCGACGCGATGATCTTCACGCCCGTGATCGTGGATTTCAGGCGGGCGAGGATGGCGATCTCAGCCCTCAACATCGTGGTCTCCGTCCACCTCGTCGTCGAAACGGCGGGCGCGGTGGTTGTTGATATGATCATCGATGCGGCGATGCGCGCGCCGTATCTCGCTGCGGTGCCAACTGAGTTGCACTTTTATCGCGGCCATCGCGGCCACGCCGGCGGCGGAGCCGCCGAGAATGCCGGCGATAACGACTGACGCGATTTCTTGGCCAATATCCATGAGTCTTACTTCCCCCGCACGTTCAGTTCGTAGTTCATTTCCTGCCTGAATACGGTGTTCAGCCGCGCGGGTAGCGCGGCCTGGAATTTTTGCACGATGCCCCGCGCTTCGCTGAGCTGCACGCTTTGCTCATCGATGGGCAGGCGGTCGCGGCCGCGCCGCATGAATACACCGCGATGCCCGCTGGGCATGGTCGAGATGAACGCACCTCTGAAAATATGCCCGCGCACTTTCACCCCTTCACGGGTTTGGCGCGGCGCGCCGAGATAGCTGGCGCGAATGGGATTAAAACCAACCCACACCACGGATGTGGGGCCGGGATGGTCGGCGGCGTGATCCAGATGTTTCACGCTCACGCGATTCCACGGTTTCCCGCGCTTACGCAGCAAGCTCAACGGCAGGTTGTGCGCAGCGGCGATCTCGCGCGCGACTTGGGATGCGGTGCTGCTCGCCACTTTGCGCACGGCGCGTTTACCGGCGCGGTCTATTTGCGTCTGAGTGGCGCGCAGGAAATTCGGGACCTGTGCAAGGTCTGCTGTGCTGAATTGCAGGAAGCCAATCATTGAGCGTACTTCCGCAAAGTGATGGCGACGCGCCCGTTATCCTGCGGCTGCGCGTCCACCACCGTGTATTTGCACTCGCCGATCAAAATAATATCATCGTTTTTCGCCTCGCTGAGCGCCCAATCGGCTTGGGTTGGGAACAGCGTGGGCTCGGGCCGGCTGATGCCCACGCCGAGTCGGTCATTAACATATTGCTCACGGAACGTGGCGGTGATGCGCACGGGTCCGGCGTCACCGTAAACGGTCACGTTCGTTCCCAGTGAGCGGTTCACCGCCGCGTTCATTTGAGCCATATCAAACATGGTCAGCCGCCCGCTCCATCATCGCCGCTGTTGCTTGCCGATGCAGTGGCGGCGACTTCATCTTCCGGCGGCGCGGCGTCCTGCACGCCGTCGCTGATGCGGATGGCGCCGGCCTTGTGCAGCCTGATGCACTCTTCTTTCGAGAGCTTGTATTTCGCCGCGGTGACGCTGGTGCCAGGCGGCAAAGTCTCCGCCTTGGCACCGGCCCCCACTACCAATGCGCATACGGTGACGAATTTCATCACAGCACCGTGGCGCAGAAACTGGCATTGGGACGCGAGGGTACGATGAGCGGCGCCGATGTGGTCATCACATAGCGAACCGCGGGATCTTGCTCCACCCAGCTTTTCGGGAACATCGGCATGGCTTGATAACCGGCGGCCTCGTCCTGAATGGCGCCATAAGCTTGCACGCCCTGGAGCTGCGCGGAGCTCATGATGACCGTGCCGCTGGGCAGGATGGGCTGCTCCACACCGCTGTCGTCGAGATACCAGCCGGCATAAACAAAGATGTTGAAGCCGTCGATGGTGCCCATGTACACGCCGCCTTCCTGGGTGACGGCATTCATGCTCATGGCATTATTCGTCACGCGGGTGGTATCGAGGCGCGCTTTCACATCGGCGTCGTCGCGGAATTTTAACCAGGCGTCCACGTCCATCACGACATTGATGGGGTTAGCGCCGGACTTTTTGAGCACCAGCAGAGCCCAGGTTTGCAGATCGTTGAGCGGTTTGATGCCGCTGTCGCCCCATTTGTTATTGGTGGTCTTGACGACGGTTAGCGCGGCATCGCGGCCGAAATTCACCACCTGGGTCGGGTACAGTTCACCGGTGACGGTCACCGTGCCCGCACGCAGCGCCTCGCTCGCCATGACCTCGAGGCGGCGGCGGATCATGTCCTGATGATCGCTCAACGTTTGCGCCACCAGGAACCGCAGCCGGTCCATCGGGTTGAGGCTGCCGCCGATCTGTTCACCGGCCACCCGCTTGAGCGGGGCGCTGGGATTCCAGGGCGTTTTTGGCTTGATGTAGGCCGGTTTGAAGGTGGAGGTTTTGCGGCCGGCCGCATCGACGATCTTGCCCGCGACGACGGGTGAAACGAACGGCGCGAGGCGGCGGGTTTTGTCGATCACGTCGAAGTGAATTTCTTCGGACGTGTCGGTCTGCACATTGTTGAAAAACGTGTCGACCAGGAACGACGGCGGCATGATGAGTGATTCGATGACGCCGCGCAGCGTGTTGGTAGAAAATAAATCCATTGCGATCTCCTTTTGTTTGCATTGCCGACGGTGGCCGCCGGCGATTACGTTGCGTTGCTTACGCCGCTTGCGCCGGCACCAACACGATGCCCTTGGCGCGCAGGCCCTCGGTGATGCTGGCGGCGGTGTGGGCGGTGCCGATGGTCAACGCGTTGACGTTAAAATCGCCGCGGCTGTAGGCCAGCGCCGTTTTGTCGCCCGCGCTGGCATTGCAGTCCTCGGCGAGCACCAGGTCCGGCGTTTGCGAACCGTCGGCGGCGGCCGACAGGCTCAGGTTGTATTTGCCGGACGCGGTGATCTTGCCGAGCACGGCGCCACGCACGAGGTTCTGGCCCGAGATCAGAGTGATGCTCTTGGCCACCAGTAAATGCGCATTGCCGGCGACGAGTTTGTCATCGCTGTAGGTGGCGCTGCTGAATGATGCAGTCATGTTGTGTCCTCCGTTTACGTGATTATTTGTGGCCGATTATTTGCGGCGACCGCCCTGGAATAATTCGACACAGCGCGAGGCTTCGGCCTGCGGGTCCACATTGTTTTCACCATCACCCGCTGGATCGATCTTCGGGTTACCGGCCGCGCGCATTGCGGCGTCGAAGGCGGTGCCCGCAGCGGCGAGTTGCTTGGGCGACGCGGCCAACACTTTGGCCGCCTGCTCGGCGGTGAGCTCGGTTTCCAGTGCCAGCGTATTGGCCTGCGCTTCGCGGCCGGCGGCCTCGCTGTGCGTGAGGATGGCGCGGATGCGCTCGCGCTCGGCGGTGGCGCCGCTGGTACGGCCGGCGCTGGCGCCTTCGGTGCGGGCGCGGTCGAGATCGGTCTGGGTGATAGCGGGCGCGATACTGTCCGCACCCGTCCCGATGATGTGTTGCTCGGTCATGGTTGCTCTCCTTGGGGCGTGTGTGCGGGCGGCTGCCCGCGGATTGAATGCTCGCTGCCCGGCATGCTGCTCCAGCTGGGCGACGACTTGATCAAACGTGCTGATGCCATCGATGAGGCCGATGCGCTGCGCATCGGGCGCGCTGTAGATACCGGCCTGGGTGTCGCGCACCGCTTGCTCGCTGAGCTTGCGCGCGGTAGCGACGGACGAGATAAACAGACCGTACATGTCGTCCACCATGGCTTGCATGGTGGTGCGCGCGCGATCACTCAGCGGCTGGTGACTGGAAAAATCGGCCTTCTTGTCGCCGGCGAAGATGGCGGTGTATTTCACGCCGGCCTTTTCGTTTTTGGCGCTCACATCCATGTGCAGGGCAATGACGCCGATGGAGCCGGCCATGCCGGTGCGGCTGGAATACACTTTTTCCGCCGCGCTTGAGATCGCATAGGCGGCGCTGAATGCGTCGCCGTCGGCCATGGCCCAGATGGGTTTTTGCGCGCGGGCGGCCATGATTTTGTTGGCGAGGTCGAACACGCCATTTGCTTCGCCGCCGGGGCTGTCCATGGCCAGCAGGATGCCGCGCACATCCTGATCCGCCAGGGCGCTATCGAGATGGGCGGCGATGCGCTCATAACTGGTGATGCCGGACATGGCATCGAGCCAGCCGCCGCGGTTGACCAGCGTGCCCATCACCGGGATGATCGCCACACCACCAGTCGTGACCTGATAGGGTTTGCGGGCCGCGCTGTCATTCGCGTATTTCACCGCGTCGATAGCGGGCGGGCGGCCGCTGGCGCATTCACGTAACACCGACTCGATCACCGCCGCTTTTTCGGGGTGGATGAGCAACGGCGTATTGTAGAGGCGCGTGGCGAGCAGCGGCCAGCGCATGGCCATATCGATGGATGGATTGACCGGATCAAGCGACGGTGTGGCAATGATGCTCATGCGTCCTCCGTTCCTTGTGTGGTGGCGGCCTGGTTGTTGTCGTTCTGTGTCGGATCGTCCGACGGATACGTGGATGGGTTGGCCTGTTGTGTCATGCTGCGGTCTGCGATCATCTCGGTATCGAGGCCCATCTCGGTCATTTTCTTGCGCTCATAGGCGCGCTGCTCCATGACCTCTTCATAGTCGAGGCCCTGCTCGGCGCACTCCGCCTCCAGCGTTGACAAGCCGTAATTCATGCGCGTACCGGCCGCCTCGGCCTCTTTAACCGGGTCCACCCAGCCGCGGCCGGCGAATATCCACCGCGCCCGCAGATAGGCGTAGCGATTGCCGTAATAGTCGGGCGCGTCGATGGCGCCGTTGTTCACGGCCTCTTCCATCCACAATTCATAAATCGGATTGATCCAATAGCGAACCAGCCAGGCGCGGCGGCCGAGGAAATAGCGCCACGCCTCAAGCAACGCCGCACGCGCGGAGCTGTAATTGGTTTTGCTGAAATCCTTCATCAGCAATTCATAAGGGATGTTGAGGCCGACGCCGATATGTCTCAGCGTCGATTCCATGAATTTTTCAAATGCCGCATTGGGTCGCGAGGGCGTGAACGGGGCGAGCTTCGCGCCGACCGGCAGCGGGATGATGGCGCCGCCCGATAACCTGGAGCGGAATTCACCCACGTTTTTGTTCCAGG